GATCAGAAGCTGTGATCAGTGCCGGCAACGCCGCGTCTCCTTCGCGCCCGGGTTCATCACAGGACGTCGCGAGGGCGCCCATAACTCCCATGCCGCAATGGCCGGCGCCGGCACCGAATACGTCTAATTCCCTCATGCCTGGCGTGACGAGTGCACCGACAACGCCGCTAATGCAACCTCTAGTCTCCCATTATTTTGCGCCATCCGCTTCTCCTAAATCTGATCGAATGCCTTTGTCACTAAGCTTCCCAACTGTATACTCAGAACAAGGCGAAGCGGGTCCCGATACTGCAAGGGCCACACCGCCCGCAAATGGTTGGGCCAAACCAGAACGCGAGATCGCATCGAATCCATTGGTCATGAACGCATTGGCACCAACAGCCGTTGCTGCCCCTCCATTGTCGCGTCCCGTAATGCCAGTATTGGCGCATTCTTCCGCACCGGTCGATGCTATTTCATCAGCCGATGCCTCACCTACACCCGTAGCCGTCAAGCGGGGTATGCAGTCCGATGCGCCGTCTGCCACGTCGCAATCTTCGCCCAATCAGGAGGTGGCGTCCGAACCGCGCCAAGGCACTATATACGTGGATGGTGCGCGCTTGGGCCGCTGGGTTATCGATCGGCTGGTAAAGGACGCCTCTCGTCCAGTCGCCGGGACAACGGGCATAGATCCGCGTGTCTCTGCAACGTATCCGGGCGCCTCGGCTGGCGTGTGAGCATGTGGCCGAGTAGCGTTTTCCAGTTGCCTTGGTTACTCGGACACGCGTCACCTAAGCCCACACGACTCACAAAATCCACGTCAGCGCGACGACGGGCGTGTCCGGTGAAGCCCTGCTCGGCCAGCGCGACCTCGACAAATACACCTCCTGCTTCTGGAGGCACGTTTAGCAGTAGTGTGCCACTTGCACTTGCTTTCACGAACTTTATCTCGACAAATACAGCAGCAGCCCCTGGAGGCACTTTGAGTTCGTCGCTGACCGTCAGCATCGAGTTGCATGCTGCTAATATAACTTCGACGAACAACGGGCTGCCGGTGCTGTGGACATAACAGGATACATTTTCCTTGGCCGCGGCATTGGCCATGACGACTGGCATCTGAACTCGTTTCTAGAACCCGATCAGAAGCCCGCAGAGGCCGCTCCAGCCGTCGATCCGATAGTCGGTAGCGGCGAGCAGGCAAAACCCGCCAGCGAGGCTCTGAGCGCCGGCACGAAGCAAGTCGATATTCCACAACAATTTATTATCGGTGAGATTGCACGGCTGACCAGTTACATCACCCGGTACCAGAGCGCCAGCGTCTACATCGATAAACGCCTAACGTGGGAACACTACATCGCAGCCTACCAACTGCTGCTTGATCGGTTTCGCAAAGGACAACGGTAAACACCTGTGGTCAATAGTTCCCAGAACATCCCCGTGCCAGATCCGTCATCGCTGACCACTGAACAACTGCGACGTGAACTGGCCGGGTTGCGCGATAGTCTGGAAACCCGCTTGAACGGGATGGACAAGGCCAACGTCTTACTGAACCAACAATTTCTCCAGCATCCGTCTGACATTGAAAAAGCCATCCTTCAGCTCAAGGAGCTGCACAACGAAAAATTCGATGGCATCAAAACTCAGTTTATTGATCAAGGAACTGTATTTACCAACCGGATTGATTCGCTCAGAGATGGTATCCAAAAGCAGTTCGACGAGCGCGATGTGCGGGCTACGGCGTCGGAGAGTGCATCAAATACCGCGGTGAATGCGGCGCTGTCAGCGCAGAAAGAGGCAGCCAGCGCACAGAACGAGGCGAATGCTGCGGCGATCACCAAGTCCGAAGCGGCCACTGTCAAACAAATCGATGGTATTCTGGCGTTGTTGGCCAGCAATACCAAGGCGATTGATGAAAAGATTGCCTCCATCAACGGTCGGTTGGATCGTGGCGAAGGCACCAAGTCAGGCGCATCGGCCACTATCACGACCATCATCGCCGTAGCAGCCGTGGCGACAGCGATCATTGGCGGGATCGTCTCCTTCAACCATGTTCCCGTTCCCACCCCGGTCTATCAAACCAATCCCGCCGTTATCGGGCACTAACATTCAAAGGCAGTTTCAATGTTAGTGGACAACACAGTGCTTGACCTAGCTGCGGACCGTTAGAAAACGGCAGTAGCCTACCACATCGAATGTTAGTTCTGGAGAAGGCTTCGTCCTGAGCATGCTGTCAGCACCGATCGCCATAGGTATTCGGCTTTTCGACGACTAGCGATTCGTAGCTTCCGATACAACTGAACGTGGTGACCGAAATGCCCGACCTCATTTTGCTGCTGGGTCCAGTCGCCTTCCAGGACTTCGAGATTCCATCCGGGATCAATTTCGGCGGCAAACAGCGCCTCGCACTGCATCGACTGCCCGGCGGCTTACGGGTCATTGACGTGCTCGGACGCGACGATGCACTGATCAGTTTTTCGGGCATTTTCGCCGGTTCGGATGCAACGCTGCGCGCGCGCAATCTCGACGAATTGCGCGCTGCTGGAATCGAACTACCACTCACATGGGACGTCTTTTTCTATACCGTCCTGATCAGCGACTTTCACGCCGATTACCGCAATGGCTGGTGGATTCCCTATCGTATCACCTGCACCGTCCTGCGGGATGAGGCGGCAGCGTTGATCCAACCAGTTGTGTCCCTCGTCACAGCTTCATTGGCAGACATCGGTACTGCATCGAGCTACTCGATCGTTGCCGGATTGGATTTGTCCCCGGTTCAAGCAGCATTCGTCGCACCTGGCGCCACAGTGCGTGGTACGGCTGCATACACGGCCGCCCAGTCAAGCCTTGGCGATGCTCAGGCGTCCATAATCACGTCAATCAGTGCGGCGAACATGGCCCTTGTGAATGTCAATCTTACAAGCGCAGTGTCCGCAAAGGATGGTATAGTAGGGCTGCTTGACGCGACGAGTGCCTCGGGCCAGCTCAGCGCGCTGACATCTGCGGGTTCCTATATCGGACGAGTATCGACCAATTTGGCTAACGCGAGCACCTGACAATGGCGACGCTTACAGTGGCCGGTGACAACCTGTTTCGCATCGCTGCCGCACAACTAGCCGACGCAACGCAATGGATCCGCATCGCCGAACTCAACAACATTTCAGATCCGATGCTCACTGGCGTAACGACCTTGCTAATTCCCGAACGTGACCTAGCTGCCGGTGGTGGCATTGCTCCCCAATGATTGGATGACCGGCTGGCGAGCCCCGCGGTTGCGTGTGATTGCCAACGGCCAGGTTCTGAATGGTGCCATGGAGGCCGAGGTCATCTCCAATAATCATTACGCGGCGGATCGGTTCAGCGCCTCGGTGGCCCTTGGTATCGATCCGTGGGCTGACATCGCGTTCTGGGCCAGTGAATCCAACATCCTGCTGGAAGTGCAATTCAGTTTGGATGGGGGTGCATCGTTCACCAGTCTTATACAGGGTAGCGTTGATGCTGTGTCGATCGATCCGGCTCTTGGTTTGGTCCACCTCGATGGCCGCGATCTCACAACTTCCTTGATAGAGACTCGCACCCAGGAGACATTTGCCAATCGTACTGCGAGCGAGATCGCCACCTTGCTCGCTGGACGCCACGGTCTGACTGCGCAAGTCGTGCCAACCACGACGCCTGTTGGTCGGTATTATCAGGATGAGCACGACCGCATTACGCTCGACCAGTTCAGTCATGCCACCACTGAATGGGATCTTTTAGTCTTTCTGGCGCGCCAGGAAGGTTTCGATGTCTTTGTCCAGGGTCAGTCGCTGTGTTTTCAAACAGCCACGCAACCAACTGATATCGCGATGGCAGTTCATCCGGGAGACCTGATCGACCTTAGACTGGAGAGATCATTAATCCTTGCCCAAAATATGGAAGTGATTGTGAAAAGCTGGAATTCTCGGCAGAATAGCGCATTTATCCAGCAGGCACTTGCCAATAACGGTGCTGGCGGATCGTCCGGTCTACCGCAACGCTACGTATATGTTCGCCCCAACCTGACACCAGATGATGCACTGAAGTTCGCACAACAGAAGCTTGCCGAGCTCACCCGACATGAGCGTTCGATCGAGGTCAGCATGCCAGGGGAGCTTCTGCTGACTCCACGGAGCATGATAATGCTGCAGGGAACGGGATCAGACTTCGACCAAGCCTACTTTGTGGATGTAATCGAACGGCGACTTCACCAAACCGGCGGATTCACGCAGCGCATTCGCGCCAGGAACACATCGCCCCGCACAGACACGACGACGCCCGCAGGTTCAGGCGACGGCGGGATGGGTTAATCGAATGGAGCGCCTTCTCAATGTCGTTAAGCAGCACGCTGGCGCGATGGATCAGGGTGGCAGCCAGCCGCGCTTTGGTACAGTCACCTCGGTGGATCCGACAACCGCGACTGCCCGGGTCAAGTTGCAGCCTGAGGGCGTTCTTTCCGGTTGGTTGCCGGTTCTGTCTCCCTGGGTTGGATCCGGATGGGGGATGTATTGTCCTCCCTCGCCTGGTGATCAGGTTCTGGTTCTCGCGCAGGAGGGTGATGCCGAACACGGCATAATTGTCGGACGGGCATTCTCAAACACGCAAATACCGCCTGCGACACCAGTAGGCGAATTCTGGCTGGTCCATAGCTCCGGAAGCTTCATCAAGCTACAAAGTGACGGGACAATTCAGATGCACGGTGATCTGCATGTCGCTGGCGATGTTTACGACGCGGCAGGCTCTCTGTCTCGTCTGCGCGGCCATTACGATGCGCATATACACACGGACTCGCGCGGCGGCACTACGTCCGTGACCAATCTACCGGACTGAACATCATGGCAGACGCCTATCATCAATGGGGCTCGGACCTCATAACCAGTCCGACAGGCGATATTGGCATGGTCTCGGGTCCAATGCTCGGTCAGCAACGCGTGTTACGCCGACTTCTGACAAATGCCGGGGATTACATTTGGCACCTTGATTATGGTGCAGGCCTGGCGCGCTTCATTGGTCAACCGGCCAACACGCTACAGATCAAGGCTATCATACGTAGCCAGATATTCAAGGAAGCTGCAGTGTCACGACAGCCCGAGCCTGTGATTGATGTCCAGATTTCACCAGGTGGAGCAGCGGGCACTGTATATGTCTATGTACGTTACGTAGACTCAGACAGCGGCGAGACACAGCTCCTCTCATTTTCGGTATCCGCATAGGCCATGCAACTTTCGCTTCAGACATTCACGACTCTTATGCAGAACATGGCGGCCGCCGTTGAGGCTTCCGCCACGCAGCTTCTGGATCTGACTGTGGGTTCGACGCTGCGAGCGGTGCTCGAGTCCAATGCGTCGATCGCGCTTTGGATGCAGTGGCTTATCCTGCTGGTGCTGCGAACGACCCGAGCGGCTACCAGTAACGGCACTGATCTGGATAGCTGGATGGCTGACTTCTCATTAACGCGGCTGCCCGCCGTCTCGGCAACAGGAAGCGTCACGTTCTCCCGATTTACGTCAACGGCAATGGCCTTGATCCCGGCTGGTGCCCTGGTACGTACTGCTGATGGCACACAGACATTCCGAGTTAGTATAGATACGTTGCTAGTTAGCTGGGCTTCGGTCAGCAACGGCTATTTCATCGCCGCCGGCGTTGCCAGCCTTGACGTCCCAGTCACAGCGCAGACGGCGGGCGCTGGCGGAAATGTGCAGGCTGGCACCATCACATTACTTGCGTCGGCTATACCAGGCATTGACTCGGTAACCAACGCCAGTCCCTTCCAGAACGGCCTCGACGCCGAGTTGGATACCGCGTTTAGGAGTCGTTTCTGCAATTTCATCGCCAGTCGTTCGCGCGCCACTCTTGTGGCCGTGGGTTATGCCGTCAGTAGCATTCAGCAGGGGCTGAACTACACAATTCAGGAAAACCAGGACCCGACCGGCCGGCCACTTATGGGAAGCTTCGTAGTGACGGTCGATGACGGGTCGGGGACCCCTCCAACGTCCTTGCTGGCAATGGTACAAATCGCGG